ATTCAGAACTGGGCTGCAACATTGAGATAAGGAGGAGTAAGTATGGAGTACCACGATAACAGACTTTGCATCTCGATGCGGGAACTTGTGGATGGCGGTGTGATGACCGTATCAAACTACAAGCAGCTCTCCGCACGCGGTCGCATTGATGTAGTGCGTCGTGGTGGAGGCTCTTCCAAGAACTATGCGCTCATCGCGGTTAGCAGTCTGCCCGATGCTTATCAAGACAAACTCAAGGAGATTTATCCGGACCCGTCGCTTGAGGTGCTGCTTGCCTGGCTTGATGCCAACTACGAGGTGGACCAGGCTGCTGTCGCATATTTCAACGACTGGCGTAACCAGTGCGGACACGACCACGCTACCGATGCTCATGTGAAGGAGTATGTGACCAACGCCAGCGTGCTGAATGCTTGTATCAAACTCTACAACAACGCCAAGGCGATACAGAAGACGATGGGCCAGAAGTATGACTGGAGCATGATGTCGCAAGCTGTGGAGGGCTACCGTATGAAGACCGGGCACACATTGCCTGCAAGTATGTTGCGCTTCCGCAAGAAGGTGAACGAGTATCAGCGTGACGGATACCAGTGTCTCATCAGCCGAAAGTTCGGTAACCAGACAAGCCGTAAGGTGGATTACCGTACCGAGCGTTTGATTCTGTCGATAGCCGTGTTACCCAACAAGCCGTTCAATACCAATGTTTGGGAATTGTACAACTCGTTTGTGTGTGGTGAGCTGGACGTGTATGACCCAGAGACCGGTGAGCTTTTCGACGCAAGCGAGTGGACCGACAAGAACGGTGACCCGAAGTCGCTGAGCGAAAGCACCATCACCAACTATCTTAACAAGCCCAAGAACCGACTGTTTATTGAACACTCGCTTGACTCTTACACCACATTCATGCACGAGCAGATGCCACACGTTCACCGCCATGCGCCTGAGTTCTCGTTCTCAAAGATTTCATTCGATGACCGCGACCTCCCACGCAAACTGAAGGATACCAAGGCAAGGCCGAAGGCATACTACGCCTACGATGTCACAAGCCAGTGCGTGGTGGGCTACGCCTACAACCGCAACAAGAACGTGGACTTGGTTGCCGACTGCTTCCGCTCGATGTTCCGACTGATAGAAAGCAAGGGCTGGGGTTGCCCGGCACAGGTTGAGGTGGAGAACCACTTGATGAGTCAGTGGAAAGAGAGTTTCCTGAAGGCAGGAGTATTGTTCCCATTTGTGCGCTTCTGCGCCCCGATGAACTCCCAAGAGAAATACGCTGAGCCGATGAACGGTGCCAAGAAACGCCGTGTGGAGCATAGAAACCATCTCGGCATCGGACGCTTCTATGCCAAAGACAGACACTACCGCACGGAGGCCAAGAAGGTGTTTGATGAGAAGAATGACACCTATGAGGACAAACAGTACTACACATGGGAAGAACTGATTGCTGATGACGTCCGTGACATCAAGGAGTTCAACAATACCCTCCACCCGAACCAGAAGAAATACCCCGGCATGACACGCTGGCAAGTGCTTGAAGCCAATATGAACCCAACGCTTCAGCCAATGGACAAATCGGTGTGGGCACGCTTTATCGGCGAGCACACAGAGACCTCCATACGCAGGAACAGCTACTGCAGAGTGGCTTATAAGGACTGGTGGTTGAGCAAGACTGAGGTGATGGAACGTCTCGATCCGAACAACTACAAGGTGGATGCCTACTATTTGACCGATGAGGACGGCAACGCAACCGATGTTTATATCTTCCAGAACGACCGCCTTATCGACAAGCTCGAGGACGTGGGCACGTTCAACACTGCCGATGCGGAGCAGACTGACGAGGACAAAGAGATATTCGTGAACCAGCAGAAGAAGATAGCAGCCTTCAACGCATACGTGAAGAAGAACGCCATAGCAAGTGTGGGCATATCCAAGGTTGAGCAGACCGCCCATGAAGAGGCTGCACCACCGCCACCGATTGAACTTCCACCGATGGAAAGTGAGCAGGAAATGGAAGTGACCTACCACATTCCTGACCCGTTGGCAGATTTATAGAATGATATTAGAATACAATTAAAATAACGTGAGACATGATAACGAATGAGAACAAGAAGCGGATATTGGAGGCTATAGCCACCAACCGCACGAACTATCCGAGCGATGCCAAGCACGCTGCTTCATTGGGCATCAGCACCTCGGTATATAGCGCCATCAAGAATGGTCAGACAGACAAGGCACTGAGCGAAGCCAACTGGATAACCATCGCCCGAAGACTGGGTGTGAACCTCAGAGGAGGCATTGAATGGAAGCCAGCACGCACCGCCACCTTCGAATATATCACCAAGCAGCTGGAGTTCAGCCAACAGAGCGGACTGAGTGCGATACTTTGTGATATACCCAACATCGGCAAGACATTCACGGCACGCTATTATGTGCAGTGCCACCGCAATGCCATCTATGTGGATTGCTCCCAAGTGAAGACCAAACTGAAACTGGTGCGCAAGATAGCCACTGAGTTTGGTGTGGGCAGCAATGGAAGATACAGCGACGTGTACGAGGATTTGGTCTATTACTTGCGCTCAATCGACACCCCACTCATCATTTTGGACGAGGCTGTCGACTTGCAGTATGAGGCATTTCTGGAACTCAAAGCCTTGTGGAACGCTACAGAAAGATGCTGCGCCTGGTATATGATGGGTGCGGACGGACTGAAAGCCAAAATCAATCGCTCCATTGAGTGCAAGAAAGTGGGCTATACCGAGATGCTCAGCCGATATGGTGACCGCTACTCGAAGGTAACGCCCGATGACAGTAAGGAGCGTGAGAAGTTCCTGAAAGACCAGGCGAGCGTGGTGGCAAAGGTGAACGCCCCAGAAGGTGCGGATATTGCTACCCTGGTGCGCAAGTCGGGTGGGGGACTGAGGCGAGTTTATACGGAAATTGAGAAACTAAAAAGAGTATAGTAATATGGAAACAAAGATAACAGTGACATTCACAGATGGAAGTCGCAGAGTGTTGAAAAGCCCAGAGAAACTGGAAAAAATAGACGAAAACCGGGAAGCCTGCTTTGTGATGGATAACGGACAGGTATATTATGGCTATTGTGATGGTGAAGTTGACGAAGAAGGTGATTTCTGCCTAATGAGGTCCATTCATGGCATAGGGCTGCCATTTAATCGCCTTCTCGGGTGGTGCTACAAGTCAAGTGGAAGAAAGAAATAAAACGTGAGTAAGTGATATGGCAAAGCGAGCATACAGCCCCAAGGATGTGGCGAATATCAAGTGTAAGGCACTACCATTTGAAGGACAATGGAAAGACGTGTTCGGTCAGCCTGAAGAGGGCGATACATGGTTTATCAGCGGACCCAGTGCCAGTGGCAAGAGCTCCTTCGTTATGCAGTTTGCCAAGATGCTCTGCGGTATAGGTAGCGTGTTGTATGTGTCCTTGGAAGAGGGCGTTGGCCTGTCGATGCAACGACGGCTTGCCCAATTCAAGATGACTGACGTTCAAGGCTCGTTCCGCCTCATTACCGATGGCGACATCAAGGCATTGGAAGAACGCCTGGCGAAACCCAAGAGTGCCAAATTTATCATCGTGGACAGTTACCAGTACGCATACGAAGCAGGGTGGGAATATTCACTGACCAGGGCACTGATAGACCGTTTCAAGCGCAAGACCTTCATTTTCGTCAGCCAAGAGGATAAAGGCAAACCTGCCATCAGACTGAAATACGCAGCTGGTGTGAAGGTGAGAACGCAAGGCTTCAGGGCCTACTGTCAAGGACGCTATTCAGGCAACGTGAGCGAATATTACACCATCTGGGCGGAGAAAGCCGTGGAGGTTTATAATGACAAGTCTAACAACTAAACATAACTGAGATGAAGAAGAAAGTTTATATCAGCGGAGCGATAGCCCACTACGATCTCGATGAGCGCAAGGCTGCCTTTAATCATGCAGCACGCTATCTCTCCATAAAAGGCTACGAGCCGGTGAACCCATTTGAAAATGGTATTTCGCAGGATGCACACTGGATGGAGCACATGAGGGTGGACATTGCCCTGCTTTTGGAATGTGACTGTATCTATATGCTGCAAGGTTGGGAATTGAGTAAGGGAGCAAAACTGGAACTCGATGTTGCAAGTTCGTGTGGAATTAAAGTGTTGTTCGAATAACATTAAAACAAAGAAGTCATGGAAGGAAATAAAGTACAATTGGTGTTTGAATTTGATCGCTCAGAATATGATGCGTTTCTCTTTTTGATGGACCAAAAGAAGGACGAGGAGGCGGAACGGGTCTGGGAAGCAATGAGCAAAGCTCCAATAAAATGCGACTGTAGTGTGTTTGAGGAAGAAGCAAAGACTGCAAGGTTTCTGATGATATGCGCTGCTGTAGCGTCAGTCAAGGAACTTGTAAAAGGAGAATGATATGGCACAGGAAGTAACCAATTTCGCACGCTTCTATGGCATACTCAAAAAGAGCTACAAGTTTGCCACCAAGGAGCTGGGCGATGAGTTCAAGGAAGGAGTGGTGAGTCAATTCACTAATGGACGTACCACTTCGCTTAGGGAAATGACCCGTAAGGAGTACGACATGATGTGCGACAAGCTCGAAGGTGTTACAGCCAAATTGATACGCACCGCCAAGGACGAGCAGCGCAAGCATCGAAGCCAGTGCTTGAGGTTGATGCAGAAGCTCGGCATCGATACAACAGACTGGACACGCATCAACGCATTTTGCCGGGATCAGCGTATTGCCGGCAAGGTGTTCTCCCAACTAAGTAATGAGGAATTGGAGCAGCTATCGGTGAAGCTCCGCTCCATCCAGCGCAAGGGAGGTCTGAAACCTAAGAAAGAACCGACACCTCCAGCACAGCCACAAGTGGAATACATGATGGTACCAATTGGAAATGGAGGTGAGGCATGAATGAGAAAGTGAAGCGAGTGATGGAATATATTCATGGCATCGCATACAGAGAACTCCAAGGTGACCAGTACATCGAATTTCTTGAGTGTATTGAATACGAGATAGACAAGGAACTGGATGAAGGAGACTGGCCGGAACCAGAAGAAGACGAGTGATAAGCAATCAAAATAATAATCAACAAAAAGTTTACTACAATGGCAAAAAGAGAAAAGAAAGTAATCATTACCGGTGTGACAAGAGAATCAGCCGACGAAGCGTTCGCAGCCTACGCAAAGGCAGACGCGCAGAGTGCGAAAATCACGGCAGACATTGAATTGCAGTGTGCCAAGATCCGCGAGAAGTATGCCAACAAGCTGGCAGAACTGGAAGGTGAGAAGGAGAAAGCCTTCAACACGCTCCAGGCTTATGCTACCGAGAACCAGGCAGAGTTGTTCACCAAGAAAAAGAGCCTTGAGATGGCGCATGGCGTTATCGGCTTCCGTACTGGCACACCTAAGCTGAAGACCCTGAAAGGCTTCACATGGGCAAGCGCCCTGCAGCTGGTCAAAGAGTTCCTGCCTGGCTATCTGCGACAGACCGAGGAGATAGCCAAGGACAAACTTCTTGCAGACCGCGAGGTGGAGGATATGGTTCCTCAGATGAACAAATGCGGTATCCAAGTGGTGCAGGACGAGACATTCTACGTTGAACCCAAGAAAGAGGATGCAGTATGATACTGGAAGTGGAGAAGAAACCGAAAGTGGCCTTGTGCCGTAAGTGTTACGGCACAGGTCGTCTCCACGACAAGGAGACTGGCAAAGAATACACATGTGACCAATGTGAGGGAACGGGCAGAGTAACCGTCAGCGCAAAGATGAGCTATGACATCCGTCCCTATAAACCAAGAGACAGACACTAAAACATTTTATGAGCAAGAGGCGAGGAGCAAGCTATCAGAAACGTGTCACCGACATAAATAGGATATACGACCAACATGCCAAAAGCGGAATCAGCAACCGCGAGATATGGCGAAGGTACGTGTATCCTGTTTATGGTATATGTGAGCGTACCTTCTACAACCTCCTCAATGCCTCTTGTGACCCTAAGAACGAAGTGCCACAAGAGGCACAGACGTTTCTAAAATTCGACTTTGACGATGAACCAGGACATACAGAAAATTATCCGCAATATCCTAAACGACGTTAGGGTGGAGTTGAGTGATGAGTTTGACCGCAACTTTGAACGGCAGGCATTCTTCAACGAGGCGTGGCAACGCAGAAGCAGCCCCACACGTCCTGGCGGTTCCATACTGATAGACACCGGCAAGTTGCGGCAGAGCATCAGCAGCCGAACCACAGACAGCAGTATCACGTTCTGCTCGACACTGCCTTATGCAGCCATACACAACGATGGAGGCGAGATAAAGGTGACGGCGAGGATGAAGCGATTCTTCTGGCACAAGTACCATGAGGCGACAGGCTCATTCGGACGCAAGAAGAATGGTGAGAGACGCAACGACAAGCGCACCGTACAACTGAGCACCGAGGCGGAGTTCTGGAAGCACATGGCTCTGATGAAAGAAGGAAAGAGCATCAAGATACCGCGCCGCAGATTTCTTGGAGCATCGCCAGAAGTGGAGCAAGCGGTCAAGGACATCATCGAGGAGAACCTTGCAGAGTATTTTGAACACGAATATAAATTGAAATGAGAAAGGAATTATTCAACGCCATTAAAGCAAAACTGGCGAGCGATGTGCCTGAAGTGCAGCACATTGATTTGTGGAACCACAATGTGGAGTTTGTAGAGCAGGAAGAAGGATGGGCGCGTCCAGCCGTCTTTGTGGAGTTTGGAAAGATAGAGTGGTCACCATTTCAAGGTGGCAGTCAGCGTGGCAAGGGACTTGTTACTATTCACCTTGTGACGGACTGGGCTGACGGTGGCCATGATGCAGCTTTCGACCTTTGCCACCGTGTGCATACAGCCCTTGACGGACTGAGTGGCGATGATTTCAACGGCATGGCACTTGTTGAGACGAACACCAACCACAACCACGAAGAGATACTTGAAAGCATCGACAGTTATGCGGTGCGTTACCTATTGCGATAAACCGCCCGTATCGCAACGATTTAGCCCCGACGGATAAATTACCGCCGGGGCTTTTTAATGCCGTTAGAATCGAATTGTAACGCCGTTAGGCGGCATCGGTGAACAACATCATGTCTGTGTAGTGCGAGCTGTAGTTTACTGTGGCGTTGAACTCCACCTTGTGGCAGTTCTTGAATGGGTTGCCCACGGTCTGGTTTTTGCCCATCCATTCACAAAGCTCAATAATGGATGACTTGTTGGAAGTGAAATATATAAAGTGATGTCCGGCAAGAATGGTCAGCACATCGAGGTAGTCGGAAAGTTTCCAGTACATATTATATGTGCCAACGTCGGTGGATAGATAGGGCGGATCAACAAGGTACACAACATTCGGCATGTCTTTGTATCGGGCGAACACCTCTTTGTAGTCGCATGATACTACTGTGATACCTTCAAGATAGTCCTCACAAGTAGGATAGTCTGACTTGCGGAGATTGTTGTATAGAGCCTCCTTCTTCATTTCGGGGATGCTCAGTTTGTATTTCATGGAGAACATCAGTCCGGAAGAAATGGTGATGAAGTCAATGTACCCGACCTCTCGTTCCTCTTGCTCCAAACGAGCGAATATGCGGTCGCGCAGTTCACCACGGATGCAGCTGTGCTTGGGTATGCCCTCCGTTTCCACCATTTTGCGCAGGTCAGCCAAAAGGTGGTTGGTCTGCGGGATATGCTGTAGGCGGTTGCGGTAGCCGTCGAAGTCGTTGTATATGACTGTGGCATTTGGCTTCTGGCTCCTGGTGATGTGTGACAGCAAGCCCGAACCACCGAACAAATCCACGAATACCGTGTCCTCCGGATATTGCTTTAGAACTTTGATGAACTCACGCGCGAACATGCGCTTCTGCCCCACGAAAGGGAGCGGTGCCGATAAATACTGTTTTCTCATGCCTTACACGTTCAGTTCAAATTTCACGTTCTCGTTTCCGTTGAGCAACTGTCGTGTGTGTTCGATGTTGTTTTCGTAGATATGCACATTCGCAAGGTTCAGCGTGATGGACTTCAAAGGGAGGTCAATCTGCCGGGCCATGAGGTAGAGGTGGTAGATGTCGGCTGGCAAGCCGAGGTTCGCGTCCGAGCTGCGCTGGTAAGCCGACACCACTAATTCGTCGTTCTCAATCTGGAACTGAACGAGTGACAGACACGGTGCCTGGTTTGTCTCCGCATCGGTGGAGCCGAGGAACAGCACATAGTTCTTGCTGTTGCGCTTCTCTCGGTTGATTTTGGCGATGAGTGGCGGCAGCTTCTCAAAGTAGGTAGGGTAGGAGTTTACGAGAATGGCACCGCAGTAGTCCCACCAGTTGATGCCCACCTCGCGATACTTCTTCACATTGCGTTCACCCTGCATGAAGAGCTGCAGCTCGTTCTTTAACTTCTTTCGTGCGATGCCGTGCCCCTCGAATATGTCGAGCAGGTCAGCAGGGGAAAGCACCAACTGCTCGTTGAGAAGATAGCGTATGCTTCCCTTCTTGTTGGTCTGGTACTTGCCCAGAGTAAGTGCCTTCTGTAAAATTTGATGGTATTTGTTCATAACCGTTTTGAATTTGAAAACGGTGCAAAGGTAACAACGCGTGTCCCCTCGACAATGACCATACGCAAACGTTACACTGCAAGTAGATTGCAGTCAGTTTTGAAACGCCGTATAAGGCTGTACACCTTGCGCTCGCTTATGGCGTATTCTGTGGCGAGCCTTGCCACGATATATGACACCTTCTCGCCTTGTGCGGAAAGTGTGCGGTATTCCTTAAATAGGTCGATATATTGTACATCGTCCAGCCTGATTCCTGCCTTTTGGAAGTAAATCAGCAGTTCCCTGTTCAAATTCAGTATCTCTATTAGTTTCATTCTCAGAAATTTTTTGTACTTTTGCATCGTCTCACTTACATAGCGCGTTGCGCAACCAAAACAATAAAGCCATACAGTGCGAACGAGGGCATACGCCCCCGGTCGTGCGCTGTATGGCGTTTTGGTTAAAAAAGTAAGTGAGACGACTATTTTAACAGGCCGGGGGCTTTTTTATTACCCTCCCCCGAAGGGATTGTTCTTAGTCTCGGTATAACTCCAAATTGAAATTATCCTTGCTCTTCCATCCGTCAGCCAGTGTGTCCTGGATATGCTGCATGGCTTTGGTATAGAAGTCCGTCAGTTCTTCGATGGTGCTGAACGTGTGATAGCATGGCTCATTGTCCGTTCCGAACTTGAACGTGACTGGCAATGTCTTGCCGTCAGACTGCACAGCCAAGTCGTATGCCACCTTGTAGTTGAACTGGTTCTCGTTAGAGAGCCACACGCTCATGCCGTTCCACACGAAGCCAGAAAGTATGGTCTCGTTCGTGCGGTCGTTGAACCATTCCGACACCATGGTCTTGATGGTTTCCTCAGATGGCTTTCCGTTGAACTCAGCCTCCATATAGTCGGCAGATCCATCCTCGTTGTTATGCACGTCCCAGCGGACGCGCCATTTTCCTTTGACGGGGTTGGTGCATTCAAGCAGTTTTACCCCTTGTGCTCCGTTTACTCTGTTCATCATGTGAAAATGTACTTTGTTCTACCTTTGCCGAAGGTTTCCGCCTTGATGGTGGTCTCGAACGGGAAGCCGTCGGGCATTTCACTCACTTGCTGGAGAATGTTTTTCATCTCCTCGCTGTTGGTGAAGAACTTCTTCGGCTCGCCGTTCTGCTCGATGGACACGACACAGCGGTCTTCGCCCTGGCTGGTTTTGACTCCGACCTCGAAGTCTTTTACCACGATGGGCAGGTTCACCAACTCGCGGATGCTTACCACCGCACCCGCAAATCGCTTCTTGCCGTCTTCCGGCTTGTAAGCGACATTCAAATCCTTAAATGATTTCATTTTTTTGCCTGTTAATTTATAAAACAAATTTCGGCAGCAAGCATGCTTGGCCATTCCGTAGAATGACGCAATCAGTTCTCGCCGTCTCTTTCTTGACTTGACTTTGCGTAGTTTCCTTGCATACTTCTTCTTGACGCGCTTGCGCAGTAGAGAGTATGATCCGTTGAATGTCACATACCCCAAGAAGTCGATTCCTTGCGCTGATGGGAATACCCTTTCGTTCTTCTTGATTTCAAGGTCTATTTCACCGATCTGTTCATGTACAATATTGCGTGCCAACCAATTCTTCTGCTTGTGACCACAGAGTACAACGCCATCATCACAGTAGCGGTAGAAGTACTTGATGCCGTATTTGTCCTTTAGAAAATGGTCAAGGAATACGGACAACAAGAGGTTGCCAGAAGCCTGCGAGCTTCGCAACCCGAAACTGATACCCTCCGGCAGGAGATGAAGAAAATGATCCAGGAGCGATAGCAGCGTCTTATCTTTGAATACTCTGCGGAAACACCACATGACAAACTCAGGCTTAGTGTTGTCATAGAAATGCTTGACATCGAACTTGTAGCAGTAACGTGTGCCTTCTGGGTCATTATCCATGTCCAATTGCATGCAATTTCGTAAATCGTGTGTGCCACGTTTTTTGATGCTCGCTCCAGTCGTTCTAATGTACCGTTTGTGCAGATGTTGGTCTACGACGTTCATCACGGCATACACAGCGATGCGGTCGTACATGGATAGAATCTGCAGGTGTCTAACTTTGCCATTCTCACAGATGATGCGTTCATGATAACTGCCGAGTCGAAAGGAACCGTCGGCAAGTTTTGCAGTCAGTTCTGCAATCACCTCCTCGCGGTGTGCGAGCAGATAGCGTCCTTGACGGCATTTCTTACGCTTCTTCCCACGCAGTACACGGTCAAACGCCTCCGACATATTGCCGTAGGACGTTATCTCTTGCATGATATAGCCTTCTCTGTGCATGGTCTTCTTTTTATGATGGAAGATAAGGGCCTTCCTTTCCCCGGGCCAAACTTCTTCGAATCGTTACCGACCTACCAAACTCTATTGCCCGGCACTTGATGTTTCAGCTTTCCACCTTGAATATAGGTGCTTTTGCTGTGGCTCGTTTCCCTCGGCTCCACATTAGGGACACGTCCCCATCGTTGTACGCCGATTTGTTAGATTTCCAGGCGCGAGCCGACATTCGCATTCGCATTCGAGGCATCGTTATTCGCATTCGCATTCGAGACACCGCCATTCGCGTTCGCATTGTTGTACCCGCGATAGACCACACGGCCTAATGGGAAACTCTACCAGTTTGCAAAGTTACTCATTCTCTGTGCAAAAGATGAATGAATATTACACAATGAGCCAAAATAACATTGCGATGAAGCCTCCGAGCACTGTGCAAGCCCAGTCAATCCAGTCCCAAGGACAGCCGTGAAGCTTGTTTTTGAGTTCGAGACATGAGGCTGCGATGATGGCAGAATAGATGGCTGCCCATGGCGACAATGCGCACAGACCGACCAGCAAACCGCCGATTAGAAGCTTGTAGCGGTTGCTTTTCTTTAGAAATGAGAAAATTTTGTTCATAACTTGTTGTGTTTTGAAAATTTGTTATTACCTTTGCATTGGACCTCTCCTCGTAAGAGGTTTGGACCCCACATTCAGGCAGTCTTGATTATGTCAAGTCTGCCTGTCTTACTTTAAAGCCATTAGTGGCAATCTCATCGTAGGTGTAGGTTCTGTCCATACCATTGATGACCACCATAACAGTTTTTAGATTCGTTCTTCTTACTCTGTCGTGTAAAGCACTGCTCAACTCGTCTAACGAAATACCAGAGTCAACGAACAAAACCAGGTCGCCCGCTTGTTTCGCTCCTTTTCTAATAAGGTTATCGATAGAACTTTTTGTAGGCTTGGCATTGACTTTATATTCCTGCTCTATTCCTAACGTTTTATTGAAACTATCTGCTGAGGTTTCGTTCTGTAAGTTTGCGATGAGGTCGATTTCGTATCCATGTTTTTCTGCAAGATACCTACCCACTCTTACGTTTTCTCTTTTCTCGTTTTTTCCATGCTTTGAACTTACCCGTAACTTGCCTTTTGATGTTTCACATTCAGAGAATGTTTCTGGTGCATTTTCTTCTGTCCTTGCCCAACATGAGCGTATTAGTCTACAAGCTTCGCACAACTCATTCTCTGGAACAAATCTCGCCAGCTTGATTTTGCCCTTTGCGACATCGCAGTCACGACACCGACGAATAGTGTAGGGGTTGTAGTCGGGTACGGTCTTGTCTTCCTTTCCTGGATTGAAATGGAAGATACCCTTTGTGTCGCGCTGAAGAGCTTCTTCGCCCAGCTCCATTGCCTCATCGTGGGGCGTGGCAGGATATTTGGACTTGCGCACCTGCACTACGGTGCAACGGCAGTTCCATCCGTTTGGTGGATAGTATTCCTCCCAGAACGGGTCTGACGGTGGAAGCGTCACGCCATTTAGCGCAGCGTGTTCCGGACGCACCTTGCCATCGTTTGCCGTGCGGTACTGGAGGTTGTAGCGGTCACCGTCCTCCGAGAACTGTTCCCACTTGGCAGCCATCTCCGCAGACGATTGTACGAAGTTGTACTCCGCACGAAGGTAGTTGGAGTTGTAGGTGTTGTCTATCTTCCGAACATCATTCAAAAAGGCTTCGAATGTCTTTCTATTGCCGTTAGAATCCAGCAAGGACGGGAACGCCTCGTTGAGTTCGTGGAATGTCTTCATGCCCGAGAAAATATAGTCAGACCTCTGGAGGCGCTTGCGCATGGCGTCAGACATCTCCACCAGTTTAAAAGTGGAATCCAATGCTCCGGCATGTGCGTTGATGAACTCCTGAACTTTCGGTTCTGCCAGCACCTCGATGCGGAACTCCGACCCTTTCTGAGAATAGAGCGTGCGCATCATGCCGTCGAACAGTTCAGAGAGCTGCTTGCGTATTTGCTCCTGTTCCTTAGACAGCGACAAGGTTTGTGGATCATCGCCTAACAGACGGGCGTAGCGTTGGTGCAGCCCCAGGTAATCACTGGGGCTCAATCGAAAAAAGATTTTCTTCTGCTCTGAAGCATGGTGTCAAGGAGCACTTTGTCTGTATCAATATCCTGAGGGGAGTGTTTCTTCAATTCTTTTTCGAGCCTGTTGAAGTATTCTCGTATGAGCTTTTCATGTTTTTTCTGTTGATTGTTTTCGGTATCATCATCCCCTTCTGTCGGTAGCATGGGCTGCGCATTGCGACGTTCCCCTACTGGCATACTGTATTTCTCTGCAAAGTAGGACGGGTCCACTTCGTAGCGGTCGGCAACCATGGTTTCGTAGGCCCCCTACTGCTCCGGTGTGTAATCGACAGCATCATCCCATTCGAAGCGCAGTCCCTTGATAGGGAAGCCGTGCTTTACCATGCGTGGGATAAGCTGGTTGTTCACGATGTCGCGCAGCATGGTGCAGTCGCTTTCCACCAGGTTCTCGAATACCTCAAGGTGTGTTTCTGATTGTGAGAGGCTGCTGCCGTCCTCGATGGTCATCGTCTGCCCGATGATGAGCTTTGACAGTTCCGAGTTGGCGCGATCGATGCGTTTGTCATAGACATTGAAGGCATCGCCCTTGCCACTCTCTACAAATTCAATCTCGGTGTCCTGCCCTGCCACCATGTACTGGCTTGCTCCGGCACCCTTGAGCATCTGTTCAAGTCGTCCCATCTCCTTGGGGTCGCGTGAGGTGGTGCGTGCAATACGCATCGGCATACCGAAAATCTCGCCGAAGGAATCCCAAAATGCCAACATGTTTTTCTTAGGAATGGTCTGCGTGGCAGCCTTCAGATACAGTCCGAGGTCGTCAGGCCGTCCAGCTTCTATGAGCCAGTCAGAGAATGGGGCTGAGTGGTAGTCTATGCCCGTAGTCCAGTCCTGCCCGAGCTGTTGAATCACACGGCCGTATTCCGGAATGACATGCTTCCGTGGAATGAGCTTCACATCCGTATAGCAAGGACATCCGTCGCCATCGGTGGTGAGGTCGCCAAGTTCGATGAGCGAGTGTCCCCAAAGATTGGCGGCAAGCGCGTATTCGAGCATTTGCTTGAACCAAGCCTGGTCGAAATAGTGGTGTGCCTCCTCGTTCTCGTTACCCTTTGCATCGACCAGTTTGAAGGACTTCGCCATGACGAATCCTACACGCTGGCGAACACAGCCCGATAGGTGAAGGTCAATATCCACATCGCGGTATATGTCGTAGAGACGTTGGCGGTTCGGGCTGTCCACATTTATAGCCATTTGCCAGGCGTTGCGCCAGTCAGCAATGTCTCTGCGTGTAAGCGCATCGGTGGTGCGTTGCAGTTCGATGACCATCTTCTTTATGCGCTTGCGGTCAGACGACTTCGCAAGGTTGAAGTCCCCGTTTGGCGTGTGCAGTATATTTTGACTGCCACCTCCGAACATACCGCTGAAAAAGTTCTTTATATCCATAGCGTTACCAGTTATGTCGTAATTGTTTCTGTGAACCGAATATGAGCAAGTCGCCAGTCGGTGTGCCGTCCTCGTCGGTGGCGAGCGGCAGGTCAGGGATAATTTTCCCGGCTTGCACGCCTTCCAACCACTTGATGGCACGTTCGTAGCGTTCCTTGCGTATTTCGCTGCCCATCTTTTGGGGCATAGCGGCAATCATGTGATAGAGCGCAATGTCGGCGGCATACATTACCACCAAACGGTTGCGGTTTTCGCCTTCAGCCGAGAACACTGCTCCCGTGTCGTATTTTGGTCTGAGGTAGCCGGCAATCTCCTCGCAAGCCTCCAGTTCCGCATTGTCGCGTATATCCTGCGATGCCTGCGACACGACCTTCAGCGCATTTTCGCCTATGACCACTCTGTAGTCCTCTTCCGTGATAAACATAGTAAGCCTCCTTCCTAATGCGTCACATAAATGGCACGACGCTCGATGTCGGCAACCTTTACACCTTTACGGAAGCGGTGCTTCGCAACCAGTTCGCGGATGGTGCGTTTCGGTACGACCTTCAGCGAGCCGTTCATGTAAATCACATAATACTTCATGCCAAGCAATTTTGAGAGCTTGTTGGCTTTCTTGATGGCACGCTTGCACTGCCATCCCCAGATAATGTCCTTTATTACTTGTATCATTCACTTTGTAGATTGCTGGCTGCACTCGGCAGAGTCAAAATGAATTTTGTCTCTGCTCTCGTTTGCACACCAATTGTTACCAAATGTTTTTGGCGGTCGGTCTTTTGCCGAACACCGGTTTGAAACTTTCCTGTCTTGTATTGCGCTGGAGTATCCATATCGCGCCTTCATCAGCGTCAGGCGCATCGTCATGCACACGGCTGCCACGCTCCAACGCTAATGTCTGTTCGATGCCCACCTGCATGTCGGGGTCTTCCTTCTTGCGTTCGTTGTACCATACAAAGCCTCGTTCCCAAAGAGGGCTGACCGCCTCGATACGCTGGATTTTGTCTGGCTTCTTTCGCTTGTCGGGCATGATGGGCAGCTGGTAGCCACGCAGTTCACCTTCCACGGCAAATTCGTCCAAAATCACGTCCTGCATGAAGTTGGCTTCCATAAAGAACTGAATTGCCACCGTGTCGCGTGTACGCTCGTAGAGGTCGTATAGCCATCGAACCATCTCGCTGACTGTCGCCTGGCGCACGAAACTGTCTATGAGATGCAGTTCCGAACCAATCTTTCCCCAAACGCGGCTCGCCTTGTAGTCGTTGGAGGTTGTCGATTTGAACGACGGGTCGGTATAGCACACAATCATGTCGTACTTTTCGAGCTTTGGCAAACGCTTGTATCGAATCCAATCCGCACGGAAGATAGTACCGTCCACGATAGGGTTGTGCATCATCTCCTTCTCCCAGGCACGATAGCCCACGAAGTCGCGGTAAGCCTGCGCCTCCTCTTTGGTCCATTTCTCTTTCCATACCGGTTCTCCGTTACGATCGACCGCTACGATTTTAGAAAGAAACACTCCCTTTGTACGTGAGAGATTGTAGAGCACAGAGTTCTTGCTGATGAGGTTGCCCACCATAATGAAGCGTCCACGGCCCACATCAAGCGCACCAAAGAGAGCCTCCTTCACCCAGTCGGTGAGGTCGTGTACAAGTTTGTCGTTCTTGCAAAGCTGATCGTCGTCAAGGTCATCAATGACGATGTAGTCAGGACGGGATTCACGGTCACGCAGACCACGAGGCGACTGTCCACGACCGCAGGCAAGGAACTTCACACCGCTCTTTGTCTTGAACTCGCCCTCCTGCCATCCGCCGTCGTTCTTCTGCTGTCCGAAGTCGGCAATGAGACGCTGGTTGTATTCCAGTTCTGCTTGAATATCTCCAAGCAGTCGGTCGGCATTGTCCTCCGACTTTCCGACAACCACCATAAAGTTGATAAGCCGCTTCGGTTGGAACATCAACCAGAGCGGAGTGAATACATCAAGGTGGGTCGATTTGGCGTGACCGCGTGGCCACATGAATACAGCCTTCAAGTCGGGCGTGTTTCGGACCTTGCGTGCAGCTTCGTTGTGGAACGGAGCGTTGTGAATGGTGCGTATGACCTCGCCGGTCGTCTTGTCACGCAATTGCAGGAAGTGGGGAAAGTAATACTCGCAGAACGCTGCGTAGTTGTTGAGCAAACGTTTGATACGCATGTCTCTTTCTACTGGCGTTTCGCTTTTCATGAGTGACGTGTCCGTAATGGCTTGCACTTGCCGGCATCGCTCTTTCCACTCCTCGTATGCCTTTTTCTTTTCCGCTGCTGTTGCCATAGGCTGCCTCCACTATTTTATGCCCATCTGTTCTGTGATGTACATGTCCTGGTACTTGTTGATTACACGCATCAGTTCGGGAGTCACCTCTGGGTCTGTCTGCGAGCGGTACTCCAGCCACTTGGAGAACGCCATGAACACCTCGATGGCATCCACCACATTAGCCTTCTTGTCGAGTTTCTCAATGACCGACGAGAGTTTAGCCAGCTTGTCGCCAAGTCCTGCAATGAGTGCAGGGTCGTCAGAACCATTCACTTGTGTAATGAGTGTGTCGATTGTGAGCAACAGTTTGTTCACCAGTTCTGGGCGTGTGATGTTCTTGGCGGCACGAGCCTCTTTCCACCCCTCGGCTGAGCACCATTTGGATATGGTGACGCGCGACACGTCCACCTTCTCCGCAATCTCCTGCTGCTCCATGCCCGAAAGATAGAGCGTGCGTGCCAGCGATTTCTTTTTTTCAATATCTGCCTTTGTCATGTTGATAAGGTTTTTGTTCACATCAGGGCATACCACGCCCCGATTCCTTATGCAAAAGTGCCACGATTTCGGTGGCTCTCCAAAAAAGTGTGCAATGGTTGCATAGAAGTGTGCAACCATTGCACACTTTTTTGGCGGACAGACAATTACCTCGTAATATTGCACTGCGAATCGGGCAATGCAGCCCAGAAAACGACAATGATATGAGTAAAGGAAAACGCGTAAGAATAACCAACGACAGCCTGAACAGCTACGGCACAAGAGTGCTGACAGCTGGCATGAACGTGGAGCAGTATCAGCGCAACCCCGTCCTGCTGTATATGCACGAGCGTGGTAATGTGATAGGCTATGTGAAAGACCTGAAGGTGGAGGATGGTGAAGTGACCGGCGAATTGATGTTTGACGAAGCATCCGAACTATCCACACGCTGTAAGAAGCAGTATGAGTTCGGCAGTTTGAAGATGGTGAGCGCAGGGCTTGACATATTGGAGACGAGTGAGGACCCCGAACTGCTTGTGCAAGGTCAGACCAGCCCTACTGTCACCAAGAGCAAACTGTTTGAGGTTAGCTTGGTGGACATTGGAGCCAATGATGATGCCATCGTGCTGCAGAAGGACGGCAAGAAGATTACTCTCGGCAAGGACAGTGAGTGTCCCTTGCCAATGTTGAACAATAATAATCAAAAACAAATGGAACAGAAACAGTATGCCCTACAGTTGGGCTTGCCGGAAACGGCGACTGATGCGGAGATCACCGCCAAGCTCAACGAGCTGAATGCCGCTAAGCAAGAGAACGAGAGACTCCAGAAGGAGAAGGAGACCCTTACGCTTGCCAGTATCACTGCCGTCGTGGAGAAAGCAGTCGGCGAGAAGCGTATCGCCACAGACAAGAAAGACGAGTTCATCAACCTCGGCAAGGAAATTGGCCAGGAGAAGTTGGAGCGCATCATCTCTGCCATGTCGCCACAGATGAAGCTCAGTGCCGTTATCGGCCACCAGGGTGGAGCTTCAACCCAGCAGCCTGCCACATACAAGAAACTGAGCGATGTGCCGTCTGCAGAACTCCTGACACTCCGCAAAGAGCAGCCCGAGGAGTATAAGCGACTCTACAAGGAGGAGTACGGCATGGAGTGTGAACTTTAGTACAAACCAATAATACAAAAAGAATGAAAACAATTTTGACCATGATTACGGCTTTGCTGTTCAATGCGTTTACAGGAGCCGTGTTCGGTATGACTTTGGGCGTATCGCCCGTGGCAGGTGCAGTAGGTGCCAATGCCATCGCATTAGCCGTGAGCGGTGCAATGCCAGTGGGCGTGGCACGCGAGGGCGTGCTTAAGGAGATTTGGACTGGAGAGTTGGTTAAGTCCTTGCGTGAGTTTCTCGCAGGAACTTGGCTTGATGGAATCCCCGACAGTTCAAGCATCGTTGACAATGATGTGATTCACTTGGTGGAGGTTGGCGTTGACCCTGACGTGCTTGTCAACAACACCACCTACCCAATCCCCTTGCAGGCACTTGATGACAAGGACATCGCCATTAAGCTTGACAAGTTCCAGACCAAGGTGACCCCTATCACCGATGATGAGTTGTACGCCATCAGCTACGACAAGATTGCCCGAGTGAAGGAGAGTCATTCAAACGCCATCAACGATGGCAAGTTCGCCAAGGCAGCACATGCGCTCTGCGCCCAGAAGAATACAGCCAAGACCCCAGTGCTGACCACCACCGGCGAACGTGATGCTGCTACTGGTCGTCTCAAAATGACCGTCAAGGACCTGCTTGCGATGAAGGCAGCCCTCGACAAGTTGGGCGTTCCGACCACCAACCGTCGCCTCGTATTGTGTACCGACCATGTGAACGACCTCTTGGAGACCGATCAGCGTTTTAAGGAGCAGTACAACATCGACCGCAACACCGGCAAGGTGGGTAAGCTCTACGGCTTTGACATTTATGAATTTGCCAATACCCCTTATTACACATCCAATGGAGTGAAGAAGGCAGTCGGCGACAAGGGAGATACCGCAGGTGATTTCCACTGCTCATTTGCATTCTATACACAGCGTGTGTTCAAGGCTACTGGCTCCACCAAGATGTACTGGAGTCCTGCCGAGAACGACCCTGAGTACCAGCGCAACAAGGTGAACTTCCGCCACTACTTCATCTGCATGTTCAAGAAGGCAGACGCAGGTGTCGTAATGACCAGCGGATATAAAGCTGAAGCGTAATGGCGAGAATGAAGTATTTAGTCCTACACTGCACAGCCACCCCTGAAGGTCGTGAGGTAACTTCGAATGAGATACGCCACTGGCACACTGACCCGGTAAGCAAGGGTGGGCGTGGCTGGAAGCAGGTAGGCTATACCGACCTGATACACTTGGACGGCAAGGTGGAACGCCTTGTCGATAACAACGAAGATGCGGAGGTCGATCCGTGGGAAGTGACCAACGGTGCCAAGGGCTACAACAGTGTGAGCCGTCATGTGGTGTATGCCGGTGGCTGCACCAAGGATATGAAGCATCCCAAGGATACGCGCACCCCTGCGCAGCTGAAAGCGATGACCGACTATGTGCGGAACTTTCATCAGCGTTTTCCGCAGATCAAGATTGTAGGTCATTGCGACCTTCCGGGCGTGAATAAAGCCTGTCCTGCCTTCGATGTAGCCAAGTGGCTCAAGTCAATAGGAATATACCAACAGTAAAAATATGGATGGCATGAATATCAGCGAAGTCCTGAACATCCTCCTTGGCGGAGGTCTGGTGGCTACCATTGTTGCAATATGCACGCTGCGGGCTACCATAAGGAAAGCGAAAGCGGAATCGATGAAGGCGGAAGCCGATGCCGAGACGGTGCGTATGGACAACGCCGAGCATGCCACCCGTATCTTGGTAGAGAACATCGTGAAACCATTGAAGGAAGAACTCAATGAGACAAGAAGATACCTCGAAGCCTCGAAACGCGAGATGGCACGTCTTCGGAAGGCTATCGACACTGCGAACAGTTGCAAGCATCATGATGATTGCCCTGTTCTTGTCGGGCTGCGCGACAAGCCGAAAAGCGAGCGTGGCAACGGAGGAAAGCGTGCAACAAGTATCCGCGGACACCCTCCAGAGCGAGGTGCGTCAGACATGGACGGAGACAGTACCACAGGAGGAAGCCAAGCTGGAGATACCTCTGGCGGAACTGACTAATCTGCCCGAAAAGGCAGAGTACCGAGCCAAGAACGGACGAGCCAGCGCAACCGTGCAGAACAAAGGTGGCATCATCGTGGTGTATGCCACTTGCGACAGTCTGCAACGCCAGTGCGAGTACTATGAGCGCCAGATGGCGAGCTACAAGAAAGCATTGGAGCAGCAGAAGAATGAAGCCAGAACGGAAAAGGAACGCAGTTCAAATCCGTGGAAAATGCTTCTCATCGCCTTTATTGTCGGAGTGGCGACCGGCACAGTATTAACAATCATAACAAGAAAGATATGGCAAAAAGTGTTTTAGACGGAACCAATCTCATCCTGAGCGTCGGTGAAAAAGCATTAGGCTTCTCCACTGGTTGTAAGGTAACAACCACAACTGAGACTGGGGAGCGCGTAACCAAGGAGGCAGCAAGCGGCAAGTGGAAAGAGAAGTTTGTGAAGAGTTTCTCCGAGAGTATTTCCGCTGAGGGTTGTGTCCTCACTGATGGAGACTCAGAAACCCCGACCTATGACCAGCTGAAGGAAATGCAGCTCAACGGTGAGCCTATTGAAGGACATTATAGTCTTCGTGATGGTGACAACCGTACAGGCAAGACAACAGGTGGCTACAAAGGCAAATATATCATCACCTCGCTTGAACTTGATGGACAGGCAGGTGACGATGCTAAGTATAGTGTCCAGTTGGAGAACTGCGGCAAGGTGGAGAAGGTATCTAATGGCCTTAGTGAAGTACCAAATGTGTAGTAAGCTATGATAAAGATAACACTGAAGGGGGAAGAGTATCCTTGCGACTTTGTCATGGGCGCATTTCTCATGTTCAAACGTGAGACAGGAAAGGATGTAAGTCAGATTAAGCAGGATGATCTTGAAGAGTTGCTGATGCTGATGTGGTGTTGTGTGAAATGTGCAAGCCAGGCTGGAGGCATCGAGTTTCCCATGGACTTTGAGACTTTCTGCAACAGTATCACACCAAACGTTCTAAATGAATGGAACGAGCAGGTGAACCAGCCGGCTGAAAAAAAAAGAAGGGGAAAAGTGTAGAGACCCCCGACATAGAACAATTGCTCGGTATAGCGATGGGGTGCATTGGAATGAGTATGGATGACTTTTGCCGATGCACCCCTTTTGAGTTCTATGCAACATGGAAGGCATGGGATGAGATGCGTCAAAGCCGCGAACGCAGTGAGTGGGAACGTCTGCGCATGCAGTGTCTTTGCACGTTGCAGCCTTATTCGAAGAAAACGCTCGAGGCTTCCGACATTATGTCATTTCCGTGGGAAAAAGAGCAAAAATCGGATAATGAAGTGAAGATGGATAGGGAAGATACTCTACGCAGATACAGGGAAGCAAAGGCAGCGGCAGGGTTGAAATAACCCTTTATTTGGCTTTGAAAAATTTTATAAGGGCAGCGATTTTGGTAACGACATATAAGAATACGGGTAAACAAGCCACAAGACAAATAGCCACCGTCAGTACCGATGCAAAAGGGTGCTGAACTATGAGGTCGTGTATGGGTTCCAAGTTTGTTCTCATAAAATGTTCTAAAATGTATCCGCTACAAAGGTAAACAATAAAAATGAGAAAATGGCAAAAGAGGTCAGTTTTATAATAAAAATCAACGACAACGGCAGTGCAAAGCGAGTTACCGCCGATGCAGAAGAACTTGGACGGGTCATTAGGAGCGTGCAGGATGAGAGTGAGAGATTGAAAAGTGACATTCTCACATGGTCGCAGGCATCGCAAGCAATCGATGTGCTCCAAGACTCCATCAGTGACTTGCAGAGTGTGATGGCAGACCTTACGGCGGCCTATCAAGTACAACTTGTAGCTGAGACCCAATTGGAGACGATCATGCGTCAGCGCATGAACAGTACCAATGAAGAAATACAGAGCATTAAAGAATTTTGCTCTGCACAGCAGGAATTGGGAGTAATAGGTGACGAGGTACAGTTGAGTGGAGCTCAACAGATGGCTACGTTCCTGAAGGAAAAACAAAGCCTCGATACGCTTATTCCTGCCATGAACAACCTCATTGCACAGCAGAACGGACTGAACGCAACCAATCAGGATGCCGTGAGCATCGGCAACATGATGGGCAAGGCGATGCAGGGGCAGGTGGAGGTGTTGCAGCGTGTCGGCATCACTTTTGACGAGGCCCAGAAACAAGTGTTGCAGTTCGGTACAGAGAGTGAGCGTGCAGCCATGCTTGCCGAGGTTATCACGGCAAACGTGGGAAATATGAACGCAGAACTTGCAAAGACAGATGCTGGTAGGCAGAAGCAATTGGAAAATACGCTGGGCGATATAAAGGAACAGCTTGGCGGACTTGTGCAGGGTGCCATGCCGTTTGTCACAATAGCTGCACAGACGATGATATGCGTGACCAGTGTCGGTAAGTTTGTGACCTCATTGACTGCTTTGAGCGCAGCCTTCTCCATTTCCACTATTAAGGCTACAGCATTGGCTATACATGAAAAAATAGTATCTGTAGCGCAGAATATGATGGCTGCAAGCGGATATACGGCAACGGCAGGAACGGCAGCACTGACGGTGGCAGTAACGGCGTTGTATGCAGCTTTGACCATGGGAATATCGGTCATTATTACTGGACTTGTCGCCCTATTCAGTTCTATGGGTGACGAGGCGGAGGACGCTGCGCAGGATGTGGATATACTGAAGGAAAGCACTGATGCGTTTAGCAATGCCTCGTCCAATGCCAAGGCTGAAATAGACATGGAGGTAAGTTCGCTCGCCTCGCTTATCAACAGCCATAAGAATGCCACGAAGAAAGTGGACGAGCTAAATAAAAAGTACGGCGAAAGTTTTGGCTATCACCGTACTGCTGCAGAATGGTATGATACGCTCATCGCCAAGAGCAAAGTATATTGCGAGCAGATAGGCTATGAGGCTCAGGCGAAAGTTCTGGCTTCACAAATTGCGGCAAAACAACTTGAAAAGGAAAGCAAGGAAAGTGAGCGTTATCAGCTCGGTCAGCAGTATTGGGACGGCAACGGTAACATACACTACAATTATGAGAACGCAGCAGGTGGAAAGGATTACTACGACCAACTTGGCGGTCAGATAAGCAAACTCTCTGGCGAAATCAATACTCTGCAAAAGCAGTATGACTCCGCCATAGACCACATGGTGAAAGCCCAAAAGCAGCTGGATTCCTCACGGAAGTCTGTTGATTTGTCGCGCAAGAACCTAAAAGATATCTCGGACCAGGACTTGACGGATAACATAACTCAACTGGAAAACGAACTAAAGAACACCTCGCGTAGTAATGAGGCGGAGCGCACAAGGCTGAATAAGGAAATCGGTCGGCTGAAAGCTGAGCAGAAAAAGCGTGAGGAGAATGACAAAAAACAGCAAGGTGTCAGTACAACCAAAACGACACCGAAGAAGACGGCATCCACATCAAAGGTTACGGCAAACGATATTCCCATAACAGATCCGAAAACACTTGAAGATGTTGGCAGGAACATATCCATATATGAGGCACGACTGAAGAAAACCAACAAAGAAGATACCGAAAAGATAAAACTTCTCACGGAACTCATTAACAAATACAAGGCACTTCAGAGAACCATACAGGATGAGATTGACGCTGCCGACCATACGGTGTCGCTTGACACGCTTGAAGGAATAGATGCCGAGATACAGTTCCAACAGCAACTGCGGCGCAAGGCTTCAAAGGAGAACCTTGCCCAGATAGATAAAGAGATAAAGCGTTTGAACGACATTAAAACGGCATTCGAGGACAGTTCGCACGCGACACTTGCCACATACCAGATTCAGACCTATGAGCAGCTTGACAACGAGTTAGCCTTTTACCAGAAAAAACTGAAAGTTGCTACAGCAACAGAGCGCATTGAGATACAGAAGCAAATCAAGGAACTTGAAAGGCTTCGTGGTAAGTGGGACGATGTGCTTTCTGCAATGGATAAACCTGCAGCCATCGGCAGTTTAAACTCGATGGAGGAACTCGACAAGGCCATTTCCTATTATAGCGAGCGGCAGCGTAAGGCTACGGGTGCGGAGGTGGAGAATATCCAACGTACCATCAATGCACTGCAAGCCAAACGTGATGCAATGAATCGTATGACGGAACTTCCAGCCATGCAACAGGAAACTGCTGACCTTGACGGAATGAGCGGGAAGAAACTGAGAATGGAATTGGAACTCATTGGAATTGAAGGCATCAAGGATAAAATACGGTCGTTACAGAAGATGCTTGATGATACCAAGAATCCGCTTGGTGATGAACAACGCAAGGAAGTAACAAAACTTATTCAGACATGGGGCAACTATGAGAAAGTTCTGAAGAAGAGCAGCGTCAAATTCAGCGATGCGTGGGCTGGTATAAAAGGCATTGGCGGTGGTGTCGAAGGTATTACCGAAGCGTTGAAAGGAAACGGCAATGCCTGGCTGACCATCACGGGCATAGTGGATGGAGCCATACAGATATACGAGGGTGTCAATAGTGTCATATCAATCATAGATGCCCTGACCGCTGCAACAGGAATTTCCAATACAGTAACAACAGCAAGTGGAGTGGCAGCGACCACAGCTGCTACGGCAAAAGTAGCGGCAGCCCCTGAAGAGGTGGCGGCATCGGTAGCTACGATGGCGGCAGTAAAGGCAGAGGCGATGGCGTATCGCGAACTTGCAGCTTCAGAGTTTATGGCTGCACACGCCTACATTCCGTTTGCAGGTGCAGGCATTGCAGCCGGATTTATAGCCATGATGCAGGGGCTTGTTGGTTCTGTTGCCGTTACACCATTCGCTAATGGTGGTATTGTGTATGGGCCGACCTTGGCGCTGATGGGAGAGTATGCCGGTGCGAAAAGCAACCCGGAGGTGATAGCACCACTGAATAAACTGAAATCGCTGATAGGTAACAACGGTGGTGGCGGTGGCGGCATATATGAACTGAAGGTGAAAGGCAGAGACCTTGTGGCAGTGCTTGCCAACGAGACGAGAATAAACAGAAAAGGAACGAACATAAAAATATAAGAAGTATGTATCTGCACGGACATTTTTACAACCAAAAGGAGGAGCGCATCGAAGTGCATGTACTGACTGGCGGTGACCGCACAAAGGAAATCGTCATTGGAGAGAAGAATGGGGAACTGTCGTTTACTGATGATCCAGTGGACCTGACGAGTCAAGTGAACGATACGTTTGACCACTTGCTCTGCCAGCAGGCTACTGTACGCCTTCTGGCGCGGAACTTCGTGCCGGACTTCTTTTGTGCCTCATGCCGTGACGCTGTGGTGAATATCTACCGTGAGGGGAAATGTCTCTTTGCCGGATTTATCGAACCGCAGAGCTATTCGCAGGGCTACAACGAGGAGTTCGACGAGATAGAGTTGAGCTGCATCGATGCGCTGACGGCATTGCAGTATGCTAAATATCGTGATGTCGGCTCGCTCGGTGTACTATATAATGTAGTAAAGGCGGAGGCGGAACAACGCACATTCTTGGCGATGCTGAAAGAGATTTTGGGCGGTGTGACGGCAGAGCTTGACATCGTGGGTGGTAATGCCATGCGCTACCTATACGATGGAAGTAAGGCTGTGGATGATTTGGCAGGTAACCGCTATGCGATATTCGGGCAACTGACGGTGAGTGAGTTGCTTTTTATGGGGGATGAGGAGGATGACGTATGGCAGCAGGATGAGGTGTTGGAGGAGATACTGAAGTACCTGAACCTTCACATTGTGCAAGATGGGTTCACGTTTTATCTGTTCTCCTGGGAGAGCGTAAAGGGCGACGAACGCATTTACTGGCGAGATTTGCTGACTGGTGCAAGCGTGACGACAGCCCGGCAGACAACGGACATCGTGACTGGTTTAGTGACAGACACGGATACGACGATAAGCGTAGGCGAGGTGTACAATAAAATTATGCTGACTGCCAAGGTGGAGAGTATGGAGAGCGTGATTGAGAGTCCGCTGGACAACGATCTGCTGAAAAGTCCATTCAGCAACAAGCAGAAGTACATGACGGAATACAGTAGTGACGGAGAGGGAACGAAAGCGATAAATGCCTTTGATGCTATGACTCACGGACAGGAAACCTCCTATAGTGGTGGCTGCGTGACTGACTGGTATGTGCAGATGATGAACAACAGTCAGTGGCTGTTCCCAAAGAGCGGGAGCGGTAATCTGATGGAGGAATACTGTAGTGAGGGGAGAAACCAACATTTACTGCCGAACTTTTTGGCGAAGAACCAAGGCGCTGCTATCATGGCTCTTGGTAAGGTGGAGAAGAAAACGGATGGTAAGGACAACTCTCCGACATCGAAAGTGGAAATGACGAACTACCTGGTGGTGAGTGTGAACGGCAACTGTGACGACAAGGAAGCAACCACCTATCCGAATGCCAACTCACTAAAGGCAGACATACCGAGGGCCGTGTATAACGGCAGTATGACGGGCGGTGTCTTTTCGCCTACAGACGAGGGCACGACGAACTACATCGTGTTGAGCGGAAAACTGGTGCTGAACCCAGTGATGAAACTGACGGACACCTACGCGCAAATACACTACTCCTCGATGATATACGCATGGTGGCACAAGACCGTGCCGAGTCGTAATAATGGTGACGGACGCTATTACACGCAGCAGTGGTGGGCGACGGAGACCCCGAATGTGGGGACTACCTGGGATATAATTACAGACCACGGCTTTGTTCCGTTTACGGATACCGGTCCTCAGTTGTATGAGTTCAAGTATAGTGCCATTGGAGACGGCAGCGACCATATATCAAAGGTTGGTGTGCTGGCATGTATGCTGATAATAGGGGATAAGTGTGTTGTGGAAAAAGGCACAGAAGGACAGGTGACGGACTTCGAGTGGCGGAAGTACAAGACGCTGGAGGAGTGTTCCAGTGAGGACGAATACTACCAACAGTGTTTCACGATAGGTTTTGACCCGAAAATCGGTGACAAGATAGTTGGCACCAAGTTCGATTTGCAAAACAACGTGAACTATGAGCTCGGAATCGATGCAGAGGGTATAGCGATACCAATCAAAAAGGCTGACAAAGTGAGCGGTAGGGTTAAGTTTATGATCCTTGGGCCGGTGAACGCATTGTGGGACGTGGTGACGAGACGGCACAAGACGTGGTTCAGACACACGAAATGGAACAGTACGACGATACCGCTGCTGGCGCATGTAAGTAGTATTATGGTGGAGCAGTTCGAGGTGAAGATATACAGTGACAACGGACTGGTGAACAACACTGGTGATAACGACCTCGTTTACATGAGCGACACTAAGGAGAGCTTTGTGAACGTGAAGGACGACATCGAAATGAAGATAAACTCAGCACTGACAGCTGCGGAGTGCCAGACGTTGGATGTGACAGACAGTGTGAAGATGAGCACCCCATTGGACACACTTACTGGCGAGGGACTGCTGGCGGTATATGACTATTCGAGGGGTATGAGCGCTAAGCCTGAGCAGTTGTATGTGGACTACTATTACAAAGAGTGGCATGCACCAAGGGTTGTTATGACGCAGAAGTTGACGGATACAGATGGTGGCATCGTGAGTTTGTTCGCTCACTATCGCCATCCCATGATGGATAAAACCTTCTTCGTGCAGGGCATCAGTCGCAACCTTGAGGAAGGATATGCAGAAATGACACTTAAGGAGATTGAGCAATGATAGACATCAAGGTAATAAAGAAACCAAAGAACGAGGGCAGTACGTCGGCACTGAGAACGAGCGGCACCGCTTACGGCGGCATGGCTGTGAAGGAGGCTGCGCATGCGGCCAAGGCAGACATCGCAGAACTGGCGAAGGAAGCAGTCCATGCCAAGGACAGCGATCATGCGGTGGAAGCAGACCACTCAAAGGAGGCAGACCATGCTGTGAACGCAGATGAGTCGAAACATGCACTGGAGGCGGACCACGCCAAGGAAGCAGACAATGCAGACAAGTGGGATTACCATGAGTTTGATGATTATCTGAATCAGCCAGTGAGAAAGACTGATGGTGTGACCTTTGACTCCGTGACCTCGGACAGCATAAGGAGCACTGGGCAGTTTGTGGACGGACTGCTGGGCGCAGGGTTTCAACTGTGGAAAGGTGAGGATGGGCGCACCTACCTGACGGTGGATAAACTGACGGTGAGGCAGACGATGGCCGTGTTGGAGCTGCTCATCGAGAAGGTGAGGAGCGTGGGCGGTCAGATATGCGTGAGCGCGGCCAACGGACGCATCAAGACCGTGGAGGAATCGGGCGAGCACTATCTTATCACCTTCGAGCAGGAGAATATGTTTGTACAGCACGACCTGGTGCGCTGCCAGACATTCACGGGCAAGGATATGCGGAGCTACTGGGTGGAAGTGACCGATGTTACGGAGACTGGCATCGTGGTGGTGAAGGAGGAGTTCGAGGGCGTGGAACCGAAGGAGGGTGATGAGTGTGTGCTGATGGGCAACACGGCGAACTCCGACCGCCAGAATATGGTGCTCATATCGGCCACCGAGGACGGTCAGCCGAGAGTTGATGTGATGGACGGTGTGAGTGGCAAGACCTTTGACAACGCTTTGCGTGCAAGGCTCGGTAACCTGGACGGCATTAAGGACGACAAGTTTCCGGCAGACCGCCAACCACGGGGCAACGGACTGTATGCAGACAACGCCTATATGAAGGGAACCTTCGTGCTGGAGACAGGCGAGGATGTGAAGACTCGGTTTGAGATAACGGAGGGCAAAGTGCAGAGCGCGATCGACAGCGTGAGGAATGATTTCCTAAGCGAGAAGGGCTATCTGAACAACCCGACGTTTGCGTCTGGACTGGAGAAGTGGAACTCGGAGAATGAGACGGTGTTCTTCCTCGTCGGCAACAGGTGGATATGGGCCAACGGTTCAGCACTGTCGAAGAAGGGTGACGGTGCGAGCGTGGTGACAGACATGGGACGCAAGGTGGTGCGGATACGCAACAAGTATATCCGACAGAAGCATGAGAATCTACGCTTTGTGCCGACCTTTCCGACAAACAGCGACGGGAAGAAGGAAGCCTTGCCAGTGTATCTGAGTTTCTTTTATCGCTGCGCAAAGACCGGTACGCTGAAGATAGGTTTTGAGAATGTTGACAAGACGGGCTTTGCGGACTTCAACAGTATGGAGGTAAGCGAGGAAATCGCTGCTACCGGCGGCTATGTGCAATACACCTGCAGCGGACTGTGGAACGGCACGGGCGACTTCAAGCTGGCGTTTGACGGCGACATCTATCTGTATATGTTGGTGTTGAGCACAGACAAGATTGAGGCGCTGACGTACAAGTACAAAACGCTGTTTGAGCAGTCGGAGCGACTGGTGAAAATATCGGCAGCCGTGTATGACAAGGACGAGCGGGCACTGGAAGAGACGGGCTTAATCGTTACCTCCAAGGTGTCGGGGCTGTATGCAATCGATGTGGACGGCAACCTGAAATCCTTTGTCGGTGCCGGTCAGGACGGCGTTAAGATAAAAGCATCAAATATACAGCTGGAGGGACTTGTAACCGCTAACGAGAATTTCAAGATATTGAAAGATGGCAGCATCGAGGCGAAGAACGGAAAGTTTACGGGTGAAATAGAATCATATAAAGGCACCATAGGCGGCTTCACCATAGGTAACGGACGTATCGGATCGGAAGCCACGCAGAGCGGTGAGGGCGGTTCCCTCGCCATATATAGCAATTTCTTCCGTGTGGGTGGTAATGATGGCTATGTGATGTTCGGCAACGATGTAATACCGGGAACGGCAGGCGGTGCGTTCACAGCCACCGGGCGTATCGTAAATGAACACCCAAACACATATGGGAACTATGGCTTGGACCAGGCGAATTACGGTCTGTTTATCCATGTATCAGGCGGAACTAAGAACTACGGTATTTGGTCAAATGCTGCGCTGATGGCACCGTCCTTTGTGAACACCAAGGCCAAGATACTGACCTTTGACCCGAATGCGACTTCTTATTCGGTTGATTTCTCGCAGGCCAACGTGATTCTAATGTACTTCAAGAAAGATAAGTCGTCAGGCGTGAAGGTAACGCTTCCAAGCGAGTCATCAGTGGCTGAAAAATTCGGATTAACCGAACTTCCTGAGGACTTTGCCACGGTTGTGACATTCCGGGTGCGTGCTGGGTCATTACCCATAACGCTGGACGGAATCTACGACCACAATGAGAACCTCACAAACTACAAAATGGCGGAAGGTGACAGCGTGACCGTGCTCATTAGCAAGGTGGACGGCTTCCGATACCAGATACTGAATCATTCAAGTTAAAAACAGAGATACGATGAAAAGGATAGACTTTCAGCATTTCAAGATTTACGCATCCATCAGCCACAAGGCATCGCATACGGTGGACGCAAGAGAGAACTTTGCCGACATGATTTACAACAACGTGAATGGCATCAAGGCGCACGCACTCGCCCTGAAGATATACAATGGCGAGGGTAGTGTCGAATATACCGATGAGGAGGTAAGCCTTATGGGCACGGTGGCAGAACGTCTGTGTGTGCCCGGCTTTATCGACGGGCTTAGAGAACAGTTGAACAATAATCAAAACAACGGATGATATGACAGAAGAAGAGAAAAAGGAACTGGTCCAGGATGTGGTGAACCAGATAAAGACTGACAGCCAGAGTGTGGACGAGCTGGAAGCTGTGAGCACGCTGGACGGTGTGGTGAGCCTCCCTGCCATGAGAGGCGAGACTATAGTGAGCGCTCCGCTGAAACTGCTGTCGAAACCTGCGGAGGATGCAGCAGCTGTCGCCAAGGCTTCTGCTGCTGTGGCTGACGCATCGGCAAAGAAAGCAGATACGGCAGCATCAACAGCGGAGTCTGCGGCCCAAACTGCCAATGATGCGGCAAGCAAGGCCACGGATGCCGCCCAGAAGACCAACGCTGCTGTGACAAAGGCAGAAAGTGTGGAATCGGAGTACAAGGACACGGCACTGGCTGCAAGGAACGGCGCGACAGCGCGGTTTGACGGGCTGGTGGAAGGCGTGGAGATACGACTTGTATCATACCCCCAGATAGACGGTGTGTACTATGACACGGTGAACAAATCCTTCTGCGGGAAGAATGGTAACATATACTGCAATAACTGGCCTGGCGCAGACATGTACATGAACGATGTGCGTACGGAAGTACTGAAGGACAAGGCGTATGTGTGCGGTGGCGTGGTGTATGTGTGGAGCGATGAGGAAGAGAACCTGGTGGAGATAAGCGGAAGCGGCGGTGGCAACACCTATAACGTGACGGAGCAGGTTC